ATACATCTTCTTTTAAATGCTTTGTTGGCACTTTCCTGCCACATAAGACTATCCATTGGCATTATAATACTTTATGTAACTGTAAAACTTCGCATTGTCTGCTGACTTCTTTAACAAAATAAATGCATGGTGGATTTACGTCATCGTGCAATGGTACTGTAAGCAACTGCCCATTTTTCATTTTAGGAAAGTACCATTTAACATCTTGATAGATATTGACAATTTCAATTGGCATATATTCTGGTTTGAAACCTTTCACAGGATTAAACACAAATGCATCGAATCCTCTTTCATTTAATGAAGTTAACGGCAAGACTTCAGGATCAAGACCGCTATCTTTATCCCCGACTATCATACACCAATCTAGCGGCATCTGTACCTCATAGCCTCCGACATTTAACAATATCGCAGGACTATTAAATGATTCTAAAAATATCAATGGCATAAAAAAGAAATCGGGTTCTTGCGGATTGCTATTATCTAATACGCTGAATCGAACATCCTCATCAATTTCTTCGGGCAGCTCGTTTAGATCAAATGATCTGTTGTTTAATGTTAAAATTTTCATATTGTTACCTTGGTAATTGTAAAAGGATATTTTGCTTCCTTATAATATTTTTTTCTTTCTGTAAGATGTCTCTTGGCATATTTGCAGGCGCTGGTTATGTCCCAGATCTGGACGAAGTCTTTGTCCTCTGCTTTTCTAATGCCTCGTCCAATGCTTTGGATAACGCGGACAAAGCTCTTTCCGGGTTCAATAAGAACCAAATGGGATTTTTTCGATTAACTTATTACCTGTATCGATTCTGTTCACTAACACTAAAGTATTTCCGGTGAGCGAAAATTCTTTTATTTTTTCAGATATCCAATTTAATCTATTCGGATCTGTTACTAACCAGGAATATTCTTCTGCGTAAGTTCTAAAAACTTCAATGTCGTTCGTTTGAAGAATTTGTATATCTAATTGAGCCAATACACCTTTCTCTTGCAAATCATGTGCAGATACATTACCTATCACCGGTCCTATACTAGCGAGAAGGCCTTGAAATTCCCACTGTTCTTTGGGTATAGTTCCAGTCAACCCCCATCGGATAGCACAGTTACGAAAGTTTTGTGTTAAAAGTCTTGTCAATACCTCTGCCTTTGCCTGATGTACTTCGTCGACAATGATTGCCACGACTCCTTCACAGAATTCGGCCAATGATAGAGTATCATCATCATAACTTTTCTTTTCTAAAATGTTAAGACTTTGCCAGGTGCAGATTGTATGTGTACGATTTAATTCTTTTCTATCACCAAAATATACTCCAACATCAAGCCCTAAATTTTTATAATCTTCTTCAGTTTGAACAACTAACGACTTGTTAGGAACAATGACCATTGTTCGACCATAAGGTTCACATAAGTGACTTAGTGTCGCTGTGGTAATCGTTTTACCTGCTCCTGTAGCGATTTCTTGGAGGCTCTGAGGATTCTTAGTAAATCTGTTGATAACGTCGTATTGATAATCTCGTAAGACGATAGGTTTCCCTTCGGCAGGATGTCCCTTGGGCCATGTCTTATTTTTATCTGCCCAATAATTTTCATTAATTTCGGCGAAGCTCAGTGTCTTATGCTCTCTAAGATCTTCAACTTCTATATCATATCCAGCATCTTCGACAATTGGTAATATTACATCTAAATGAGCTAAGTATCCAGATCCGCCTATACCGAAATAGGTTTTAGTCCCATCCCATCTTCCTAATTTATAAGCCGGCATATGACGAGCGTAGGGAAGATCAAACTTTAATTTATTGACAATTTTTCGTCTAGTCTCTACGCTGAGACCATCGACTTTGATATTGACCTCATCCTTGATAATTAATTTACAGATCGACAATCTTCTTTTCCTTTTGCAATGATGGTTTTACTGGTCCGAGATACACAACACAAGGATGATGATTTATCCAATCTCTAACAAAAGTTGAGGTATCGGTATATAGTCCATTGGTAACTATAATTTTAACTGAATTTTCTTGCTGAAACAACCATTTGCTTGGCTTGTGATTAAAAATTAAATATTTTCCATCAGCCACTTTACCACCTAATGAATTTTCTTTGACCCAATCGTTAAATTCAGAGTTCGCTTGATTGGACTCTCGATGGCATACTTTTATTTCTTCTCTCAAGATACCATTTTTATCAGCAGCATTAATGAATTCTTCTAAAAAATCTCGGCGAGACGAAACCCTATCAATCAATATACAAATTTTTCCTTCCAAGTCCTTGGCAACGGAAAAAAACTTATCAAAGTCTGATATCCAAAAAATATTTTCTTTTGACGAAGATATAATTTCAGGTACTGTGATTTTTTAGATGGTTGTTTTAACAAAAATCCCATAGATTTTGCCAAAAATAAATCATTAGTCATAACACCGATTCTGTTGGAGTTCCAGAAATCTAAAATTTCGTCATTTGCATTTATCAAGCGAACTTCCCCGTCGACAATTGCACACGAATGTTCGATCTCTTCTGTCCTGTTCCAAATTTCTTCCACTTCATCCATAGCAGAGAGGAAAGTTTCGTCGATTTCAAAGTCGTTACTCTTACAATAATTATAGAATGAAATTATATTGATACTATAAAAGGGGATTTTTCTAACTTTTCGATCAGCATCCCACTTTGAATGTCCAACGGAATGACTATCTACTAAAAATTCAGTTTCGAATTTAGATTTGAACGAATACGGAAACTTAGCAATGACCCAAATACGATTTTCTTCATCTTTTTCTACACTTATTTTCTTCGTGTAGTCAATAGTCCTAAAAGGCAATTTCCATTTAGCAGTTTCGAGATCGCTTTTGTAAGTTATTCCAAATTTTTCTGAAATAATTTTATATTTGTCTAAAATCTTTAGAATGTACCTAGATTGATTTTCAGTGAGTGGGTCGTTGTTTGTGAGAATTTCATAAAAATTCGAAGATGCTGAACGATCTTGAGGCTGTAAGGGAAAACCTCGTGTGATGCTAATAGGATAAAAATCTAAAAAAATATCTTCGAAGAAATCATACTTTAACATAGTAATATTATAGCATGAATATTATAGAAGATCAAACTTTTCTTTCAATCTGGCGAAAGGAATTCCTTTAAATATTTCTTCTACAGTCCATTCTGTGTGACATAGTTTTAAGAACCAATCTTGTCTATCAGGTAGTGTTACTTTTTCAATATTTTCGATCGTATCGCTGACCGGAAACGCTAGGCTTGTACGATCGCAGATAATTGGAGTACCTTTAATAGACGCCTGAACAGCTGGACCGCTATTAAAATTAATAACACAGTGGTAATTATAGTCAATATCAAAATCGTCGTAGGTGTCTTTTATTTTTTTAGGTAATTCTAAATCAGCACCAACAATATTTCTAACGAACGGTGATCTAGGATGGGGTCTTATTATAATAGGCCTATCAGAAAACTGACGTATCTCTTTAATCTTATCTTCAGTCCAGTCTTCCATAGATTTTTGTCCTTGCCATTGGAGACTGAGTTTATGTTGTGTTGCAATTAATATTTTATTCTTGCGATTTTCGTTACGGTCATTTAAAAATATACCTAACTTCTCTGGCCTTAATTCGTCCAGATTCTTATCATTGGCAAATTCACCTAGATTGTTAATATGATTTAAGGAAATTCTCCAAGTTTCATTTCTTTTCAAATTTCCTACTTCGACTATTAATACAGGTTTATTTTTTAATCGTGCTTGATTATAAACAACTTGATTATTTCTCATCCGGCCTCCCCACAATACCGACCAGATGACTGGAATATCCTCGTTGTCGTTGCAAAGTTGCCAACCTATTCTCTTAATACCTGATTCTACGGCATTAAAAATAGGTTCGCTGTTCAACGCACCAAATTCTCTATAAATTTTAAGCTTCATGATTAAAAATAAATATAGTAGTATTTAATTCGCAAACATGGCAAAATTTATAAAACGGTTAAAAAAGTCTGGTCTTAAAAATCTAAGAAATATTGTAGTATTAGGCACAGGGTTTGGACATATGGATCAGCTTTTAGAAGAGGCAGACAATATATTTGTATTGACCTCAACCTTTGGCTCGTTAAGAAAACGAAATTTAATTTATCGAGAAAATTTTGAAAATATAACAATATATCCAGAGATAGATTTAGTCTTAGTTGATAGAAAATACATCAATTCTTTAGAAGCATTACGACATATTTTAACAAGATTCAATCCTCCAATTTATATTCAAGGTGAAGAATATCTCGGCAAGGAAGAATCTCGACCAATAGGATTAATTGGTTATAAATGTGTGGAAATATCCGATGGAAAACAAGTATGGAGACTAGCCCCTTGAAAATATCAGTAGTAACAACATTTCACGAAGAAGGTTTAAAAATTTATGGCCAACGAATGATCGATAGTTTTTGTAAAACTTGGCCAGTAGAAGTTAAATTATATGTCTATCCTGAAAAATGCAATCCTGCAATCATTGACCACTCACGAGTTACCTTAATTGATTTAGACAGTGTTGACGATCTAACAAAATTTAAAAATAAGTGGAAGGGAGTTCCTAAAGCCAACGGTGATGTTAGCAAAGATCCGGTAAGATCAAAAAGGAGAGACTCCGGCAAAGGGTTCAAGTGGGATGCAGTTAGATTTTCACACAAAGTCTATGCCATATTCGACTGTGCCAGACAAACAGATTCTGATATTTTGATTTGGATGGATGCAGATACTTATTGCCATAGTCCTATTACTATGGCGGACCTTTATAGGATGATTCCTGCAGACAAAGATCTTTGTTTTTTAGGAAGAAAAGGAAAATTTTCTGAGTGTGGCCTATACTCGATGAACCTTAAAACCGAACAGACACGAAATTTTTTGTTTGAATTTCAAAGAATGTATGATAATGCAGAAGGTGGTATTTTTAACTTAGACGAGTGGCATGACAGCTTTGTCTTTGATGCAGTTAGATCAAAATTTCCTTATCTAAAACAATTAGATTGGAGTGAAGGATTAATAACCGGTGAAGGGCATCCACTGATTAACAGCGAGTGGGGAGCTTGGTTAGATCACTTAAAAGGTTCTAGAAAGAAATTAGGTAAAAGTAAAAGAGAAGACTTGGTTGTTAAGAGAACTGAGCCTTATTGGCAACAATTTAAGTAACATATCTTTTAAAAAAAGACCAAGCTTCGCCGGACTTAAGTTCTTCAAAATTCCAATGACACATTGATAATTTTTCTATCCAGTACTGCCTTTCTTTTAATTCCGGATTTTCTAATAAACTCAAATCAGTGTTAGCTACTTCGAAGCTCTGGCTGTGTTGAGGATAAGGATCTGTTAAAAATGTCGGAATTCCCTCTATTAGACTAGCTACACTAGGACTGCTGTTATATACCACAGACGCCCACGCACCTCTCAGATCGTCTACTAATTTTTCATTGGTACTTAGTCTAACATTTTTATGATTGATTGTTAAAAATCTTTTTATTTTTTTATCGCCGGGATGAGACCTAACTATGATCGGTCTTTTTCTTGAATGCTGTCGAATTTTTAGGATAGTATCATTAAGCCAGTCCATAACCGATAGTCCTCGCATACTCCAGCCTCCATTTCTTTGAAGACAGATTAAAATATGATCACCACTGGTTCTATAAGGTTTTAAATTAAGATTTAACGCCTGAGAAATTTTTTGCCATCTTATAGGATCTACATCTTTGTTAAAATAAAATCCTGTAGTAGGAAACACACCATCAAAACTGTACCTTAGATATCTTCTAGAATTTTCGGGATCTGCATAAAGAAATAAATTACTGTCAACTATAAGACTTTTTTTATTGTTTTTTCTTTGTAAGTCTATGGCCTGTTGTCTTAATATTAAATGAGGCAATCTTTTACCGTCATCGTGAACGAATCCTTGTATTAAGGCTACGTCACAGGAAATCGCTGTCATGGTTCGGTGAGCGATGGCTGTATCTCCCGAAGCTATAACGCCTTGACAAAAATTATCTAGTATCAGGGGCTTCTCGGGATTATTATTCTTGGAAGGAATTCCTCCGTAGTATGCAACCGCAGTTAATTTAGACATGATATTTTCTAGCAATTTCTAATGCTGTACCGTTTATTAATTCGTCATAGGTAAATTGACTGTAACTGAGCATACATAACCAGTTCGATAGGTTTGGCTAGTAACAGGATTAGTTATATGTTTGTCTAATGTGATAGCTGGGATTCCTGCCCATATTGCCTCAGTAGCAGCATTAGAATTGATATTAACTACACAATAATAATCTTCGTCACATAATTCTTTATACAGATTAGTTCTAACTCTTTTTTCTGCTTTTTCTCTAAAAACTATAGGCTTATCTGTATATTTTCTTAGCTCAGATTCAACTTCGTATTTCCAGGTTTTAATATCAACATGAAAAATTCCTGCAGCAAACGATCCGGGTTCAATAATAAGAATCTTTTCTCCGTGAGTTCTCCATTGTGTTGGAAATGTTTTAAAAACTCCTAATCTATCTACCGGAGCAGAAAACTCTTTTCCTTGATGTAAATGATTTCTAACTAATCTATGCCATTTTTTATTTGTCTCGACAAAATTTGTATATCCGCTGTCAATAAACCAAAAAGGAAATTTATTATCTATCTTAGAAATTAAAAGTTTTTCGTTTCCTACAGTATTTCTAATTAAACAATCTTCTTCATAGTTGTTAAAATTTTGTCTTCTAACTAATTGAGCATTCTCGGATAATCTTAATCCTAAACTTTTTACAAAGTTTTCTTTTTTACTGGTCTTATAAAGGTCAAGAATTTTTTCTTCGCCAATTTTTTCAATAAAATATTCTATATTTCCGTGAACGTTGTTATAGTATTCTTCTTTTCTATTTTTAACGAATTCAATGACTTGATCTCTGTATCTTCCTAGATCTCTTTCTACTGCACGTTGTATCTTATCTTTGAATTTCTTCCTCATTTTGTCTAGACTATATTTTCTTTTTCTTGTTTCTATACCTATATACTCTTTGACATCATTGACCTCGTCTTCTTCCAGTACAATAGAAAGACTTGGATTATAATGATCAATAAGACTTAATAAAAAATATGCTATTTCTTTGTTGTTTAATAATAGTTTCATAGATTGTTTAGAATTTTATAAGCAGTACCATTAGATATCTCGCCTACAGAAAATTGACCATAAGCAATAGTGTGACATTGTTTTTGAATTACGTTAACTTCTGGCCGAAAAGGATTTTTCAGCATCGACAAATCAGTTGATGCTAATGGAGTTGCGGCACACGGCACTGATACGAATGCTGGAATACCGTATAAGACAGATTCCAGAGCTGCAATGCTATTAAATGCTACTGTAGCGTAAACTCCAGAATTAAAAGCATCGTAAATTGAGTATTCTTGGTTTCTGTAAGATCTAGATCCTTTGGATCTAACTTCTATGGGCAGATCTGAATAAGTTTTAATTTTTTCAGTTGTTTCTTTTATCCAGGTATCACAATCGAAACCGTAAAAATTAGTGGCCTTAGGATTTGGCAATACTAATAAAATCTTTTGGTTGTAATTTTTCCACCCGGACCAAATTAGTCGAGGATCTTGACTAGTTAATATATTCCATCTGTCGTTAGGTCGATCTTCCACCTTTGTATGTTGCACATCATTTTTAACTACTCTATGCCAGATTTTTTTTCCTGAAGAATTTCCCCTACTAGGAAAATTTCCTACATATCCTGTATCGATATAATAATAATCTCTGTTTTCTTTTTCACATTCTTTTATTTCTTTTCTTTTTACAACGCCTCGAACGACAAAAGGTTTTGATTTGTCGTCAAAATTAGTTGTTAGCTGTCCTTGCGAACTACTTGAAAAACTTTCTAAAATGTTTTGATCTTCGTCTTTTACCATAATTCAGTTAACATACGTTGTGCTTGTCCAGAAGTAAATTCGCCAGTATGAAATTGACCATACGCTAAATGACTGGCCCAAGAAAAGATTTTATCTTTGTCTGGATAATAAGGAGTATCTATTTTAGTAAGATCTTTAGAAGCTACTGGTTCTGCAGCATTGACTGGGGCGAGAGTAAAAACAGGAATTCCGTGCAAGATTGATTCCGTAGCTGCATTACTGTTAAATGTAACTAGGGCAAATACATCATCATCTAGTGCTTCTTTTAAGGTATTATGTGCGACTCTGTCAATCCTATTTTTTGCACGTTCTCTAACTTCTATCGGTCTATCAGTATTTTGTTTAATTGTTTCTATAACTTCATTGATCCAACTATCAGCATCTAACCCATAAAATTTCATAGGTTTTTCATCGGGCTTGGCGATTAATATTTTTCGACCATCTTTTTTCCAGGACTTTATAGGAATTCTAAAACTTTCCCATCGATCTCCAGGGCGTTCTACAATATTGCTGTGTTGCAAATTATTTTTTACTATTCTGTGCCAATATTTCCATCCGTGGGGATTTTTAGATGAGATTTCATTTCCAAAATATCCTGTGTCCATATAGTAAAATGTTCTATTTTCTTCCCAACATCTTTTTATAATTTTTTTCTTCAGGATGCCCCTTAATACTATAGGATCGCTTGAATCTTCATAGACAAATTTATCAGAATCTGTAGGCTTAACTCCGCAGCCTTGTGCGAATTTTTCAATGAAGGGGTCTTCTCCTTCTTTACTTAGGCAAATCCAGTTTTTCATAATCCGTGTTGCTGACAGAATTCTGTATAAATTCTTTCCCTATGCCATTCGTTTGAAAAACTTCCTTGATTAGAGAATTCGTGAAAGCAAGGAGTTCCTAACGTATAATGTACTAATTTAGCGTCTGGCGTATGATCGTATTCTATGTCTAGCCAATTCCATTCCTTAGGCAATTCTCCGACAAGATCGTCTGTTAACCAAGTAAATCTATGTACTTGTGCTCCAGTGGCCGATTGAATGAATTCGGGTGTTACTTTAGCATTTCCAGGATGACCGCAATTCCAAAGAATAACAGAACTCCAATTTTTACGCGGATAATCCTCGTTCTTCGCTCCAAGATACTTTTCAGTAAGTCTGGTTCTATACTCGTGTTTGACGACCTGGACTGCTTTTGATTCATCTCTTAGTTCCCATAATTTTGTAATATCATCTCTTAACAGCATATCGCCGTCCATAAAGATTGCCCATCCTTTATAATTCATTAAATGAGGTACAAGAAATCTACTGTAGATAAAATGATTGCTGCCGTCGGTGTGAGTCTCGTCATAATCTTTTAAAATATTAAGTGCCAAAGGACTAATAGCTACTGGCTGAGAACTATGCCTTATAATACTGTTAGAACACACGTGATAGGCAATAGCTTCTCTAGGATCGTATCCGATAAAAATTGGAATCATTTTCTTTCGATGTCCTCTTCGATGCACTTATCTCCGAATTGAATTTCGATGACTTTCAGAGGTGACTCAGATTCATTGACTAACTGATGCCAGGCGGTCTTAGGAATCCACATATGGTTATGTTCGGCAAATTTTCCGACCAATTCAGCATCGGTTGATTTGTTAACTGTATAAAGTGTTGCTTCGCCTTCTGATACAAACCAAAATTCTGATCGATCTGCATGGCGTTGCATACTTAGATATTTTCCAGGATCAACAGTTAGTTCTTTGAGCTTAACTCTATCATTGGGCTCATGAAGAACTCTATAATAACCCCAACTACGTTCTGTTTTAGGTGCTTTCCATTCTTGTAAAATCCAAGAGCTAGAATTTTTTTTATCTTCGCCGCCAACACCAAATACAAACTCAAGATGCAACATTTCAGAAAGTAAATCCATTTCTGGAATATTTTCTTTGGTTCGATCTCCGCCGTTGGCAAAAATAATATGTGCATTGGGATAAATGTCTCGTACTTTTCTAATAGCATCCTTGGCGCTGTTATCAGCGTCATCGAAGTTTATAACACGATCGACATCATAAAGATTGGCAACTATGGTTGCACGTTCTTCCCAGGGCATAAACTCGTGCCCTTTCTTTCTACGTAGCCATTCGTCAGAATTAATTCCAACTATTAATTTATCGCCTAGCTCTTTTGCTGCTTTGATGTAGGCAATATGCCCGGAATCATCTTTAAAATTATTTGGAATAAATTTAATATTGGTTTTTATAAAAATTCTACCGCCGGGTAGTAGAAAATCCATCAAATTTTCTTTCAAAAAGATCCAGTCATTTGATTCCCACCCCAAATCAAAGACAGTTCTTCCTGATTTTATAAGATCATACTTTTTAGATAGCTTAATTTCTTTTTGTTTTTCGATATGAAGCGGAAAGACATCAAGATTATAATGTTCGTATAATGATCTTAATAGATTTATAGATTCTGGTATCTCTGTACCTTGACATCTATGACCAAGTGCTTTAGCTAAAACTAAAAAATGTCCGCAACCTGTACTGATATCTAATATTTCTAAATTTTTTTGTTTTTTTAGATCTAAAAAATTTATACCTGCAATTTTTTCATTTAATTTTTTTTCTTGAGGGGGAAAGTACTGAAGATAATGAGCATCTAATGTACTTTTGAATTCTAAAGAATTGCTCCCAAAGACAATGTCGTTTGCCCATTGTTGATCTTCAGTAGATACTATCATACAAGATGTATCTACGTTGTGTTTTTTCATAGTGTAGCGTCTTCTAATCCAGCAGTGCGTAATTTTACAATATTAGAAATTTGCCACTGCTTAATGTCAAGAGCCTTAATAATACCTAGCCACTTGTTACGTAGTAAGGCAAAGTCGTTAATGATTTTTTCAAAATCTACGACATCGGCTTCGCCTTCTACGAATTTTTCACAATCTCTGGAAGATAGACTGCGCTGGTAATTTTCAAGATATTTACGAAAATGCTGACTGCGAAGTCGTCGAAGTTCGATATTAAGATATTCTAATATGGCTTCAATTTCTTGAAGTTGGTTAAATCGATTTTCTACAATGCCGGGCATATTAGCAGCAGCTTTTTCAAGATTTCCCGTTATTCGAGAATCTATTTTTGCTGCTAATAATTCAGCTTCATAGTATGCCACAGCATCTGGTATTTGTGAGATATCTTTCGAAACTCGATCATACCAATTCATTTATTCCTCATCTTCGTAATAATCTTCTTCGTCTTCGATTTCTTCACCGTCGATTGCGTATTCAATAGCACCGTCAAGATAGGGATCAATTCCTTGTAGACTTTCTAACACTGTGTCTTTAATTCCGTGATCGACTAATGTGTTAACGAAATCAAAAGCAACGTCAGTTCTATGTTTTTCAGGAATATGTTCAACTACCAGGGTCCAGATATCTGCAATTAAATCATCTTTCATTTAGACTGTCTCCGTTTCAGGTTCAACTTTATTAGTTATCTCGGAAACGGAATTTTCACCGTGTTTTGAAATGTCTGACATAATGGCATCTAATCCGCCGTTCTCATTTCTTTCCCACGCCTTACGAAACTGCTTGATGATTTCTCCATCTTTGGTCGTATATGCAAGACTATTGCCTTCTTTCTTGAGAATGCCTTTAGCCTCGGCTAAATCTACTAAACCGCTATATGGATTCATTCCTGTTTCGTAGGGAATCTTTACCTGCACTGATTCGAAAGGTTTAGCATAACGTGTTTTCATAATCTTACAGGCAGCACGAATACCACGTACTTCTGTAATTTTATTGCCGTCATCATCTTCTTTAAGTTTAAGTTTCTTCATTGCAACAACTATAGATGAAGCGTAGATGAAACCTTGACCGCCGGAGATCTTGTCATCTGGGTCAAACATATCCTGACTTGCATATGTGTGGTTGGTTGCTACTAGACCAATGTTCAATGAACCGAACATATTCACACAGTTACGAACAAGTGCTGTTAATGCCTTAGGCTTACGACCCATATCACCTTTTAAATCGCCTGCTTCAAATTGATTGACGTCTGTTGGAGTGAGCAACATACCGAGCGAATCGAGCACGAACAAAACTTTAGGACGAGTTTCTTCTGGCATTGCTTTATATTCTGCAACAAATTCTGTAATGGTCTTTGCTACATCGTCGATCATAGCCATATTAAGTTTCAATAACTTATCTTCGCTGGTATCAACACCTAATGCTTTTAGCCAATCTTCGTCGAGCGCATTTTCTGTATCAACTAAGATAGGATAAATGCCCTGTGCCTGTGCCGCCTTAATAAGATTACCAGAACAGATGTATGACTTTCCTGCGCCACTCTCACCTGCAAATACAGTCACTTTACCTAACGGAACACCTTTGTGGAAATCACCGCTGATCAGATAATTCAGTGCGTAATTACCTGTGCTGACCCAATCGGTTGGATCATTGAAGCCAATTGACAAGCCTTCGATAGACTTTGTAATTGACTTTCTAAATTTAGAAATATCAAATGCTTTTGCCATTATTGATCTAACTCCATACTATTATATTCTTTAATTAGCTGAATCAATTCTTCTTCGGTGTTACAAAGAGTTTTTGTGTTTGCCCAGTCCTCTTTTTTATTACGACCACCTACTTCTACCATCCAGCCGTTATCATAACGGTAAATCGTGATCGATTCACTTACTTTCGTTAGTTTAGATAATTTTGTCATTTAAGTCTCCTGGAATGAAAAACCCGAACGGTAAGACTAGGTCTCAGAGGTTCGGGCCGTATTAACTATTACTGTTTACGATTGCGAATCATCGCAAGGATGTCTTGCGCACGACTTGAATTATCGCCGTTAGCTGTTGATGCTGCTGGCGCTGCTGTTGCAGGTGCAGATTTTGCAGTCGACACAGGCTCGTCGTCGGCATCTTCATCGACTTGAGGTCTAGCAACAGCTTTATTCGGATCGCCTGTGGCAGCACTCATTCCGGCTGGCTTGAAATATTGACCCCAACGGTCCATATCATAAGCTTCTCCGTTAACTGATGCTTCGAACATTTCTTTCATTACTTTTAGTTCGACGTCTGTGGGCTTTTTAGGCAAGAAGTCTGAAAGATTAAAGAGTCCGTGCGACTCGATCGCCGATTTCTCTTGGTCAGTTAATGAACGCTCACGACGACTCCATTTTGAAGTACTGTAGTCAGCAAAACCGCCTTTGCTGGTTTTAGCGATGCGGAAGTCAACACCACGCAGGAAGTCAGTTGGCAATTCTTCCAACTCTGGATCCATTAGTGCTGAACGGATGATTTGATAGATTTGAGGACCAATGATAAATCTACGGATAGGGTTATCTGGTGTAGTATCTTCTTTGAGCGGATCTTCAACAACATATCCTTGGAAGATGTATGAACGCTTCTTCCAATACTTACGACCCATTTCTTCTAGTGATTTGTCTTTAAACCAACCACGTACTTCTGATAGGATTGGACAAACAGTACCATCGTTGTACATTTCTACACAGGGGACCTGTACTTGTACCTGACGCGAATCAGTTTCTCCTTTTACACCCGCAAACGGCAATTTAATCATTGCACGTTCTACCCAGAAGAATGTGTTGTTGGCGTTGCCATCAGGTAAGAAACGTACTACGGCTTCTTTGCCTTCTTGCATATTCCAATGTGGGTAAATTGCGTTGTCGCCACCGCCGGTGGAGTTTCCTGAAGTTTTGTTTTGTGCTTCTTGAAGTTTAGCACGAATTTCTGCTAGTGTTGCCATTTTGTAGCCTCCTTATGCCTTAATGTAAATGACTTTTTATATGCCTTTCGCATAACAACTATTATGCGCTTTTTATTTAGCAAATGCAAATAGTTTCTTATCAAATGTGAATATTATTTCACCAAAAGAAAAATCCACGTTAACCGTGGATTTCTCTATATTTGAGCAAAGCTAACTGTCTAGCTAAGAACAATCTCCATCGTATATATTCAGGAAGATCGTTGTCCTCGTCATGTTCTATCTTCGGAGTATTGTAACCTCTATGTATTGAATCTTCAAAGACAAATTCAATTTCACAATCATCTAAAGATAAAATAATCGTTCGATGAGGATTACTTCTTAGCAGGCTCGGCTTTTGCGTCTTTCTTAGCGTCGCTTTTGGTAGGCTCGACCTTTTTGTCAGCTGGCTTGGCTGCTGGAGCGGCTGCTGCCGGTTTGGCTTCTTCCTTTTTAGCGGGTGCTGCGGGTGCTGCGGGTGCTTGTGCGAAAGCGGATACTGCGAATAATGATGCTACTAGAGCTAGAACTGATTTCATATGAAATCTCCTTTTTTGAATTTACGACAGCGAAATTGCTGTGCGTATATATATAACGTCTTAGAAAAACTTACGTTGACATTAATGTCAAGAAAAAGGGCACCAAAGCGCCCAATTTCACTGCTACGAACAATCTTATAAGCCTGCTAGTTCTCTAACTCTTGCCAATTCTGCCAATTCTGGATTTTGTTCAGTGGTCTGTTGCGGAGCCATACGCTCTACAAATTTACGAGCAACATTTTCCGCCTGTTCGCCAAATTTCTTGCCTACCATAGTGCAAACGCCTTCTGGGCCTTTAGGGAATGTACCTGATTCTTTGTCATAGAATGAAGTGATAAATTCTGCTAATTCTTGAACGCTAAGTTTCTGCGGTTCTTGCTCTTGATCCATGTCTGCCATTTGAGGTTCTTCTGCTGGAACCTCTGCTGGAACCTCTGCTGCAGGCTCTTCGCCGGCCGCAGGCTCTTCAACAAAATCTCCAAAATCTAATTGATCTACCACTTCCGGAGAATTAGATTCCAACCAATCCTTAACTAACCCTCTAACACAGCTATCAGGATCTTCTTTAGCCTGATCTTTGATCTGTTTGAATAGTTCGGGATCCTCAATTATGCCTTTTAAACTTTCTATAGCATTCGATCCGTCTACTCCAGCCGGAAAATGCTCGCCTACTAGTTCCTGTAATTGTTGTATAGCTGCCTGTTGTTCTTCTTGATCTTGGCTCACTATAGCCGATTCTTCGCCTAGTGCGTACACCCACTTTTCAAAATTTTCAAAAGGGTCGTTGTTATGCACAGCAGTCTCTTCGTCTATTTCTGCTTGTGTTGTCATTTCGACTATGTCGTCATAGCCTATTTCGTTTTCTTTCATTAATTTATATAATACCGGAAATACGTTTTTAATATCTTCTTTGAAGTTCCTAACTGTAAATTGATCAGTAAATTGTTCTACAACTTCTTCTGGTACATCTAATCTTTCTTGTGCCTCAAAATTTTCTCTATAAGCTTCATAATGGCTCTGTTTAGATAATGCCTTGATTTGTTCTCTTAATCCGTTTAGATATTCTGAACTACGTTCTACAATATTGTTATTCATCGAATTCATTAGATCATTACGAACAACATAATTGCCAAAGCTCTTTAATTGAGCGATTTCTTCACTCATTCCAATAATACTTTTACCTATGTCGTCATACGGCAAACCGCCATTGGCTACATGGCGTTGCATAGCTCGAGCACCTGCTAGATGAACAAACGGATATTTGAATCTCTCGCCATCTTGATTTTCTACAAACAGTGCTGAAATATTTCTAGTTCTTGCACCCGGCTGTGTGTCATCCATTACTGCTTGATTGTGTTTAATTATTAGTCGAGTATCTTCTAATTTTTGGTAGCTCACAGTTTTAGATCCGTACAAAGAGCTTTCGCTGACAACATTTGTCATAATATTTTCTCCAACTGGTTGTTGTATTACTTGATTTGGTTCAGATGGTTTAGGCTTGTTATATTGAGAAAGAAATTCATAATCTCTTTTATCTAGATTATCTTTTGCGATATCTCTAGTATCAAACGCCATTAATCGTCTTTTGGCAAAATTTCTCAATTCTTTTAGAAATCCGTACCAATTAGTTTTTTGGGTACTGTCCATCGATTCTGTGATGCCAGAACTGAAATAGACTTTCATAGAATTAGGTTCAGCTAGACTTACACTGACGTGTCCTATAGGGCGTTCTCCTTCCATATAGTCAAAGTCAAAAAATCTCGCATCTTCAGGATTGATAGTAATTTGGCCCATCTCGTCGCCTAATTTCAACCCCTGGAATCTGCTTCTAATTTTAAAGAATAAGTCCGTAGCTATATTATTTGTTGCATTCATAGTTGTATTTATCAAAATCCAGTGCTTACAAATATAGGCATAGGCATCTGCTCTTCTGAGATTTTCTCCGTCATTTTTTCGTAGATATGAGGATCCCAGTCACTGAGTACATTAGCCATTCGTATAACTAACAAAATGCCCGAAATCAAATCGTCATGTTCTCCGGTTTTGGCTCCAAAACCAATACCATGTGCTACATAGGTTTTTAGTTCTGATATCAAGGGTTTTGAATATATCCTCATTTTACTAGTTTCTAAAAGATTTTTTAATTGGCTACAAGCAGAAATTTTAGTTCTATGTGTTGTATTAAATCCCTTACGGAATTTACGAACGTGTCCTTTTCTTATAGGTTCAGATAAGAATAACCCCGGAAAGTTTTCTTCGCCAATATCTCGAATAACAATTAAAGCAGCTTCGCCCAACGTATTGTTTTCAACGCTTCTAGTTTCTATGTACTTGCAAATTTCTCTTAGATGTTTTATCTGGGTTTGTATAGGTGTTAGATTATGTCTCCACTCTGCTACCTGTTCCATGCTAGGCATTTCGAATACCTGAATAGCAGCGTAGTCTCCCCCTGTGCCTAAACTGGGATCTAATGCTACTAGGTAAGTGGCTCTTGGATCTATATCTTTATACCAACGAGTCTGACCCATGGTCATTGAAGGTTCTTTTCCTTGAAGCTCTGCCAACTTAACTGCATTAATTAGTGTTTCGTCGAAGATCAAGAATTCACAGTCAAATTCTCTACGGAAACGTTCTTCTCCTATTTTTGCTCTTTCAGTTCTTGCCCATTCTTCGTCCCTGTCAGGGTGCTCGTTCCAGTGAGCAAAGTAACTGAAAAAACCGTTAACTCCTATCTCTTGTTCATTACCGTATTCGTCAAATTTCTTACTTGCCTCAGTCCAAATCATAGCGAACTGATCTTCGTCTGAGTTGGGAGTCGAAGTGATAATAGCGCGGCCGCCTGTGGACAAGGTCGGCGATAACGCAGTCTAAAATTCCTTGGCTTTCTCCGGCGGTTGTACGAATGCGAACTCGTCGCAGTAAATTAATGAAAGAGATTTACCACGACCCGTATTTTCTGTGGTAGTAGTTGCTTGAATACGAGCACCGTTATCGAATTCAATAGTATTTCTATTATAGCTTATAACCCCTGCTCTAATAAAATCTGGAAGATTTTCATAACCATAGCGATATCGATTCATGATATCCTGAGCACCTTCATATTTGTGAGCAGCAATCAGAACCTGTGCTTCAGGAACAAATTGTGTGAACCACAAAAGGTATCCGCAGGCACAGGTAGTTTTACCCATCTGTCGAGGTAGCATAGCGATAACATCTTTATGGTTATGATATGCTTCTATTAATCTTACCTGATAATCGTAAGGTTCGAATGCAATCGCTCCTCGTACAGGATGTTGTATTTTTAGAAAATTTCGCATGAAATACAACGGACCGTCAACCGGATCCATGCATTTTTCTAGATGCTCAACTTCTTCTAGTGTATACTTCTGCGTTTTATGAGCTTTTTTAATTAAAACGCCGTCTAGTGATTTTCCCATAACTTTATTTAATGAAAAAAATAGGCTCCGAAGAGCCTATTTGATTAATTTGAGCGTTTTAAGCGAAAGTCATTCCTGACAAGGTTACGTTGGTTATTGTAACATCATCTTCTGCTGTTCCTAATGCTGCTCTGATTTCGTCTTCGATATTTTCATAGGTACCGTTATAGCTAGTGCTAGCACCAAAGCCATCACCTGTATCAGTTTTATTTAGGTGTACTAGTACTACAAAGCCTGTGGCTGTATTTCCAGGAACGCCCACATAATAAATTTCCGCTAAGGTCTGTAACGCAGTAACAGCTTTGTAAAGATTACTGTTTGCTGCATTAGCAGTTGTTGAAAAATTTATAGTAGCTGAAACGATTTTTAATGCTTGAAGCTTTGGGGTTCCGAAACTTGTGTACGGACCAACTCCGCTGGTACCATCACCTAATAGTTTTCTCGCATTAGTTGTTATGCTAGTTCCGTTAGCTACATCATAAGCAAATAAGTCTGCCATTATTTCACTCCTTTAGCTTCTGCTAATCTTCTTTGTAATTCTGCACGAATCTGTGCTCTTAAATCTGTGTTTTCCATAGCCATCGGATTATCGCCTTGTTTATAACTATGTTTGTACATTGTTTGTTGACGTCCTAATCCACCCGACAACTTATTCATCATATAGTCGGTGTCTTTATATTCAGGTTCAGTATCATCTTCCGTACCATTTGCAAAACCTTCTTCTTTGTCCTTCTTCTTTTCCATGTCGTGATCATCCATGTCGTGATCACCATCATTGTCTAAATCACCGTGTGCTTTTGAAACTTCGTCGTCGCCATCGGGCTCCATACGAGGTTCTTCTTTGTCTAGATCAGGTAACATCTTTAAAGGACCCGCATCTAGATTACCTAAGTCGCCAATGCCCGACATTGGGGGTGCTTCGGGTTTGATGCTCATTATGCTTGGTTCAGCACCTAGACTTGGTAAAGGTGGCATAGACGGTTTGTCCATGTCTGGATTTACTTTAGTCACCAACTTCATTAGATCTTCAATGTTGTCCATACCTTGAGCATTTAGATTGATACTCATGGTAGGTGGAGGTGTATCCGGCTTCTGCGGCATCGATGGCATAGGCGGCATAGGATTATCTCCGCAGCCCATTTCGTTGGTTGTTTGTTCAGGAACAGGTGTATCTATTTCCTGCATCTTAGCTAGTAGTTGGTGAAAATCCATTATTTACTCCCCATGGCGCTTTTAAGGCCGGCCTTATCTTCTTTAGCCTTGGGCAGTTTAAATTCTTGCGGCCCTGTACTTTCTTTTTTTCTTTGTTTAGAAGATTTTTCTAAATCTTTTAAAAAACCTTTATTGAAATCGTCACCAAAATAATCTTTATGT